GCCTTTAGCGTTTACGCCAAGGCAGCATCGACCAACTTCTTGCAGATCACAACCAACCTGACTGCGGGCACTGCCAATCACTACGCAAATTTCAATTTGCAAACTGGTGTGGTATCTGCTGTTGGAAGTTCGGCAACGGCCACAATTCAAGACGTAGGCAATGGTTGGTATCGTTGCACAGCCGTGATGACTACGGTATCTGCAAGTGCCGCTGCAACTTTTATTCTGATCCCGATTGACTCGGGCACAGCGACACGCAACCCGACTTTTGCTACCGTTACTTCAATCTACCTTTGGGGCGCTCAACTAGTCCAAGGCTCCGTCCCCGGCGATTACCAAGTCACGACCTCTGCTGCTGCGGCGGTGCAGTACAGCGATCCGAACGGGACTCGGACGGCGGATAAGTTGGTTGAGAACACTTCGGCTTCAACTTTTCACCGCGTACAGCAGACTTTCAACATTTCAAGCGCAACTTCCACGTTCACTGCTTACTTGCAAGCAGGGGAAAGAACGTGGGCTTATTTGCGACTAGATGATGCAGTTACTACCAAGTTCGCCTATTTTGATTTGGCAACTGGACAGCTTGGGTCCGTAACTTCTGGCGCGACATCTTCGATTTCATCGCTGGGTAGCGGCTGGTATCGTTGCTCAATAACGCTAACGAATCCCACTGCAAGCGTAAGTGGTGCGGCTGTAATCGGTCTGACAACCGGAAATAACGTCAACACCTACACCGGCGACGGCACCAGTGGCATTTACATCTGGGGAGCCCAGCTCAGCAACAGCGCCAGCGTGGACCCCTACGTCTACAACCCGCAAGCAGCGCCCACCAGCACGGCCTACTACGGCCCGAGGTTTGACTACAACCCGACGACTCTGGCGGCTAACGGGCTGCTGATTGAGGAGCAGCGGACGAATTTGCTGACGTATAGCGATGATGTTTCCTCTTGGGCCAGTAATGTTTCAGTGTTTGTCACGGCAAACGCAACGACCGCTCCAGATGGGGCATCAACTGCGGACAAGGTTGGTTCTGCCACAACTGGTACGGGGTTTTATGCACAACAGAACGCAAATATAGCGACAACAACCACCTATACAGGTTCGGTGTATTTGAAAGCCGCTGAAGTATCTTCTGGCATTCAAGTTCTTCTTAGTTCTGCTGCGTTGTGGCCAACCGGAAGTAATCCCATCATTACCGTAAATTTGGCCAACGGAACTATTACTGCATCAGGCAATGTTACTGGGTCATCAATTACGGCTGTGGGCAACGGTTGGTATCGCGTAACGCTGACACAGGCATCTGTGGGCGCGGGTACAAGCGGATTGCGGGTTATTCCTACTGGAGTTGCTGGCAACGGGACTGACGGTCTGTTCATCTGGGGCGCTCAACTAGAAGCAGGCTCCACGACTACAACCTATATCCCTACCGTAGCCTCCCAGGTAACCCGAGCAGCGGACTCGGCAGTGATGCTTGGGGACAACTTCCTGACTTGGTTCAACTTTGCTCAGGGGACCGTGGCGGCATCCTGGGATGTTGTTGGCATAGATACTACTCTTCGCCGTGGCGTCTGGGGGACTACTGATGCGGGCAATCAACGACTTGCTTTGAGGGCATTAGATTTTGCTGTTAGCAATCCGATTGCTGCGGTTGGTACAGGCACAACAGTTGTTAGTCTGAACGGAGTTGCCTACGCGGCAAACACGCCGGTCAAAGTGGCTATTGCTTACGGCTCCAATTCGGCGTTGGCGCAAAACGGTGGGAATCTGGCTACCGATGCGTCTGCGAACTCCATTGCTGGAACTTCGTTTTCAATCGGGACTACTTCTGCTGGCTCCCCTCTCAACGGCCACATCCGCTCTATCAGCTACTACAACCAACGCCTGCCTAACGCAACTTTGGCGAGCATCACATCATGACCGACGAAACCCTAATCGAGCCCATCGTCACCGAGGGCTACTGCGACTACATGGTGGTTTTCGCTGATGAAGCGGAAGCTCTGTCAGTCCTGTACGAATTAGTACCAATCACTCATCAGCAGGTACGCAAAGATGTCGAAGTTACTAATTACTTGATCAAAGGCGATGCTGACAGCAACTTTGAGGACTACACCACAACCACGCTAGAAGACGGCATGGAAGTGTTGGACTCATGGCCGATTGTGGTTGGAGCGATTGATTCCGATGCGCCGACAACTATGCTGATCCCCAAGTACACCGCCACCGACATGATCGGCACGATCTACGAGCCTGCGCCTGATCCGGTGCCTGAGAACTACAAGCCGCTGCCGTACACGGGCTACCACGCCAACGTGCGCAACATCGGGCCAGCTTCAGAACTTGACCCATTCGTTGTGACCCCATCTCCCGTAACCCCTCTTCGCGTATGGGCGTGATATGGCTAAGTCACCTGCTTGGCAAAGGAAAGAAGGCAAATCCGAGGCCGGTGGCCTCAACGCCAAGGGCCGCGCCTCCTACAACCGGGCAAATCCCGGCAAGCCTGGGCTGAAAGCGCCACAACCCGAAGGTGGCCCTCGCCGTGATTCATTTTGCGCCCGGATGAAGGGGATGAAGGCTAAACTCACCAGCGAGAAGACGGCCAAGAACCCCAACAGCCGTATCAATAAAAGCCTGCGGGCATGGAAGTGCTGAGTGACTTATGGAAGCCACAATACTCTGGAACCTCGTCCTGACCATCCTGATTGGTGCAGTGGCGTTCTTCATGTCTTCCAAGTTCAAGGAGATTGACAGGTTGTCCATCCTGCTCAACCGCACGCGGGAAGAGATTGCCCGTGATCACATCACGAGGTCTGAGTTCCGGGCCGACATGAAAGAGTTGCTGGAGCGCTTTGACAGAATCGAAGCCAAGCTAGATACTCTGCGGAGCAAGCAAGTTGCCAGTTAAATCCGATGCTCAGCGGCGTCTGATGTACGCAGCACTGAAAGATCCCAAGGGCACAGGCATCCCCCGTAGCGTTGCCGAGAAGTTTGTTGGTCCCAAAGCACATGCCGAAGGAGGCATCATGAAAGAGTCGAAGAAGATGGTTGGCAAGGAACTGGCCTTCATGAAGAAGAAGGGCGCTCCGAAGTCCATGATCAAGCACGAGACGGCTGAAGCCAAAGGCAAGGGCTACGCCCGTGGCGGCGGTATCGAGTCCCGTGGCAAGACCAAGGGCAAGATGGTCAAGATGATGGGCGGCGGAAGCTGCTGAGGAGCCGAAAATGATGCGATCCAAAGGCATCGGTGGCGCAACCGCCGAAGAGATGAGCGCGTACCACGCGAAAAAGCGCCCTGCTGATACTCCCCCTGCGGGGGTCAAAGCTGATCTGGACGCTATGAAGCAAGAGAAGGCCAACGAAGCGGGTATGAAGGCCCACGAGGGCCGGAAACTTGCCAAAGGCGGCAAAGTCAAAGGCTACGCCAAAGGCGGCGTGACCCGCGCTGACGGCTGCGTTTCCAAGGGCCATACCAAAGGCAAGATGGTGTAATCATGCGCCAAAGCAGAGGCATGGGCGCTATCCGCCCGGAACTGAAGAAGCGCCGGGACAACACCGACTTTCTGGAAGGTGGCAAGCGCCATGCCCGCAGGGACAACACGGACTTCACGGAGTACGCCGAGGGCGGCAGCGTGAACGAAGCTGGCAACTACACCAAGCCTGGGATGCGCAAAGCCCTGTTCAACAAGATCAAGGCGCAAGCTACGCATGGCACGGGGGCAGGCGAATGGAGCGCGAGGAAGGCGCAGCTTCTTGCCAAGCAGTACAAGGCCAAGGGCGGCGGGTACAAGGACTGAAATGAAAGCCCCGCAGCAGAGTCTGAAGGACTGGACCGCGCAGAAGTGGACGACCAAAAGTGGCAAACCTTCTAGCAAGACCGGCGAACGCTACCTCCCTGAGGCCGCGATCAAATCCCTCACTCCTGCTGAGTACGCTGCCACCACTCGGGCCAAACGCGCAGGTAAAGCCGCAGGCAAGCAGTTCGTCAAACAGCCTCCCAAGGTTGCTGCAAAGACCGCAAAATTTAGGTAAGCCATGACCACATCCGGCACCGCTACGTTTAATCTCGACCTCAACGAGTACGTCGAAGAAGCCTTTGAGCGCTGTGGTGCTGAGTTGCGCACGGGTTATGACTTACGCACTGCAAGACGTAGCCTAAATCTTCTCTTTGCAGACTGGTCGAATAGGGGGATTAACCTCTGGACAGTAGAGCAAGGCTCTCAGGTTTTGACCCCCGGCACAGCTACCTACACGCTGCCCGCCGATACGGTGGACCTGATTGAGCATGTGATTCGCACGGGTGCGGGCTCTGCATCGACGCAGACGGACCTGACCATCACGCGCATCTCGGTTTCTACCTACTCGTCCATCCCGAACAAGTTGCAGCAGGCAAGGCCGATTCAGGTCTACATCAACCGCCAACAAGCTGCCCCGACTTTCACGGTGTGGCCGGTGCCTGACAACTCACAGACCTACACGTTCGTCTACTGGCGCTTGCGCCGCATACAGGACGCTGGTGCGGGTGGTACGTACACGCAAGATGTGCCGTTCCGTTTCCTCAATGCTTTGGTGGCTGGACTGGCGTATTACTTGTCCATGAAGATCCCTGGCGCGATGGAGCGTATGCAGGCGCTGAAGCAGCAGTATGACGAGGCTTGGGATCTGGCTTCGACGGAAGACCGTGAGAAGGCGGCGGTGCGGTTTGTGCCTCGCCAGATGTTTATCTCATGAGCAACCGTTTTGCAAACGGTGCAAAGGCATTCGGGTTCTGTGACCTGTGTGGGTTTCGTTTCGTCCTGAAAAAGCTCAAGAACCTGACGGTAAAGACCAAGCAGACTCAGATCAAAGCGTGTCCTCAATGCTGGACGCCAGATCACCCACAGTTGCAACTGGGTATGTACCCGGTCAGCGACCCAATTGCCATACGAGATCCTCGTCCAGACACAAACACTTGGTATGCCTCGGGTCAAACTGCTCTTGGGACCATCGGTGAAGGCAGTCGCGTGATTGAGTGGGGCTGGGCTCCGGTGGGCGGGTCCAGTGGTTTTGATGCGCCCCTGACGCCGAACAGCTTGGTTGGCGTGGGATATGTTGGTACAGTCACGATCAGCGTGACCTAAACACAAGGAGTCCGAAATGGCAGAGAAAGACACCAAGGCAATGGCTGCGCTCAGGGCGCATGCCAAGAAGTCCGCAAAGGAAGCCCACGGTTTCAAGAAGGGTGGTCCGACCACCGAGGATCGACTGAAGTACGGGAAGAACCTTTCCCGCGCCATGAACCAGAAGACGGGCTGACATCATGATGAAAGCCAAAAAGCTCGCCCCCGCCAAATCGGGGCAACCTCAAGAGATTGAGACCCTCAAGGACGAGATCTGCATGGTTGTCGGAAATACGGCTATGGGCAGACCGCCCGCTGCCAAAACGTCTGGCATCAAGCAACGTGGGTCTGGTGCTGCTACGCGAGGCTTCATGTCCCGTGGGCCGATGGCGTGAGGTGAGTTGTGCGGTACGGCAGTGTGTATTTACTAACCAACCAACATACTGGAGAGCAGTATGTGGGACAGACTATTAAGTCTGTTACAAGACGTTGGTACGCGCACTGTATTTCCGCACAAAACCCAAAATTTAATGTTTCGCACAACATTGCAAAGTATGGTAAAGATGCTTTTGATGTGCGCGAAATGTTTGTTGCATTTGACAAAGCCGCGCTCAACAGTGCAGAAAAAGCACTAATAGCAACGTTTAAGCCTATCCTTAATGCAACAAGCGGCGGCGCTGGAAGCCCAAGAAAAGTAAGCGCTGAGGAGTGCGCGGCACGCTCTGAAGCGGCGAAGCGTAGATGGGCTGATGCTGAATGGAAAGCAAAAACTGTAGAAAGCCTTAAACGCGCAGTTAGGCCCGCTGTACCGTATGAAGTGTTAAGACAGCGCGGGCTTCGCGTTTCGTCTCAGAGATGGGAAGGGCATATAAAGAAGACGCGAGTTGCCAATGGAACGGAAGCAAGAACCGCCCAGAGGGCTGAGCTAACTACACAGACATGGCAGAGTCCTGAAATACGAGCAAAACGAATTGAGGGGCTGCGCCAAGCTAATACGCGACCAGAAGTTAAAGCTAAGAGGGCTTTGGCAAGCATGGGGCGCATCATGCCACGTGCTTCAGTAGAAAAAGCGGCTCGCGCAAAATGGAAACCCGTATACTGTCCCGAACTGCAAATTTCCTTTTTGAGTCAAAAGCATGCGTCGGAGTTTTTGGGTGTGCTAAAAACAACCGTTAATAATGCTATTAAACAGAAAGGCAAGGTACAACGAAAGTTTACCTTGGAAATGGTGGCTTAAATCGACTACCAAAGCCTGAAAACTGCCTGCGAGGATTACGTAGAAAACACGTTTTCCGCGACTGACTTCGCCACAATGACGAAGTTGGCGGAGCAGCGCATCTACAACGCGGTCCAACTCCCTACACTGCGCAAGACCTCAACGCTGTCTCTGACGGGGCAGAACGTCAACGCGCCCACGGACTTCTTGGCTGCTTACAGCCTTGCGGTGGTGCTGGCTACGGGCAGCTACGAGTTCCTCCTGAACAAGGATGTGAACTTCATCCGTGAGTCTTACCCCGACCCTGCGGTAACCGGGACGCCCAAATACTACGCCTTGAATGGCACTAACACACCGTTGGTGCAGAGGTTCTTGTTCGGCCCCACGCCGCCTTTGTCGCC